ACTCCTTAAACGATAACCCAACGGCTACCAGTCGGTACTGTGACTGTGACACCCGATGCCACCGTAATCGGCCCGGCACTCATGGCGTTGTTACCGGAAGTGATGGTGTAATTTGCTGAGATGGTGTTAGCCATTTCATACAACCCTTCATCTGTCGTATTACCTCCACCTACCGCAGTCCAAGCACTGCCGTCATATACCTCAGCGGAAGTGTCATCACTGTTCCAGCGCAAATAACCTGCACTCGGAGAACCATCCCGCTGTGCAGTAGTACCTGCTGGAAGGACAGCAGAGCCAGTAGAAGAAGTTTTGGCTACTTTCGCATCAAGCTGTGTTTGAATGTTGCTGGTTACGCCATCGACGTAGTTCAATTCCGCTGCGGTAGCGGTGAGGCTCGTGCCACCGATCTGAAGGGTCGTCGCGTTGACTTCGCCAGAAGCGCCATAGACCACGGCTTTACTGTTTACAATCGTTCCCGCGCTGGACCCGTCTACAAGATTTAGCTCAGCTGCCGAAGCAGTGACGCCTAGATCAGCCAACGTAGTTGCATCAAAACCGTTCGACACGTCAACAACCGCAGCGCCTGCGCCAGCGCCGTCGCAGTACACAACCTTGGTCTTGCTGGCAGATACGCTTACGTTCGCACCTGACCCCTGCGAAAGCGTCACCGTCTGGTCCGAATTGTTGACGATGAAGTACACCTTCTGCATGTTGTTCGGGCTTACGGTCACGGTACAAGTACCGCCCGGAGAGCCGGTGAACACAATCACCGCATGCCGCCCGTTCGAGGTCGCGCCGTCGGTCGTGGTCAAGGTGTAGGTCGTGGAGGACAAAGAGATCGAAACGACCCCGGCTACCATTTCCTCGATCAGTTCCCAGTTTTCGTTGGTCGTAGTACCCCAAGTACCTGACTGTTCGCCTGTGGCGATCAACTCAAGACCGGTGTTTGAAAATGTACTTGCCATTCTGTAGCTCCATTAAGCCGCTAAACTTGTCCAAATATCCGAGGTAGCCGGAGAAACTTGAGTCCAAGTTGTCGCTGGCGAATCTGTGCCAAGTTTACCCCAAACGATGACGTTTGCTAGGGAAGTTGTGATAGTAAATCCAGAAACCGGCACATCCGCATTTGCCTTAACCGTCTCGTTTCCGAGCGAAATATTCGCAAGGAATCCGGTAACAGAAACATTGGCATCAGCAGTAACAGTTTCAGCACCGAGAGCAGAAGTTCCAACAACACCCGTTACAGGTATAACCGCCTTAGCGACAACCGTCTCATTTCCAAGCGCCGTAGTAGCCTCCGAACCAGTAACAGCGACAACCGCCTTAGCGATGACTGTTTCAGAACCAACGGCACTGGTTGCTTCAACCCCAGTGACCGGTACGACCGCTTTTGCAACAACCGTTTCAGAACCGAGGACAGAAGTTGCGGAGACCCCGGTAGCAACCACGACCGCTTTTGCAACAACCGTTTCGTCTCCGAGTGCGGAAGTGGCTTCCAGCCCCGTAACAGGGAGGACATTCGTCGTTTTAAGAGTTTGCGTACCGAGTGCAGAGGTTGCTTCTAATCCGGTTTCTGCAACAATCGCATCGGCGGTTACTACCTCATCACCAATGGCAGAAGTGCCAACAACTCCCGTAACAGTGACATTTGCATCCGCTGTTACTATTTCCGCTCCGAGTGCAGAAGTACCGACAACCCCCGTGAGTACGACAACGGCTTTTGCAACAACCGTTTCGTCTCCAAGCGCAGAGGTTAATTCAAGACCAGTCTGACTAATCGTGACGGAAGTACCGCCCCAAATGTCACTGCTCCATGCACCTCTGCCCCAGCCGGTGGCCATGTCTGCTCTCCGTTACCTCATCAATTAAGCAATACGGATGATCGCGTTAGAGGCATCTGCAGTCGGGAACTGGATCGTAAAATCACCGTTAGTGGAAGTCTTATCCCCACCAAAAGCAAGGACCGCAATGGCTTTATTGCTCTTAGAGAAGTTATAAATCAACGCGCCATTTGCGGTAATCGTTGCAGAAGACCAAGTGGTGTCTGCAAAATCAATAAACGCCGTAGTACCGGAAGTAGAAATCGTCGCACTACCGAGCGTGTTCCCACCAGCAGTGTACCCAGTACCTGAGACTTCATTGGTAGTGCTATACGCAGTGGTAGTCGCATCCAACGTAGCGGAGCTGGTAAACAATGCAATTTTAATTGTATCCGTATCCAAATCATGAGTGCCACCAAGCAGCTCGGATTTGAAGCTGGTGCAAAGTGCCTGAGAAATAGCCATCTTTTACTCCTGTAAAAATTATGCTACAGAGGTTCTGTATGTATCAAGCCCTTCGGCCTGAACCGCAAACATGCTCAACCTTTCGGCCGATTGCATGAATTTTTGTTCGTAAACCTGAATCATATCTGGCTCACCTTTTATAAAGCTGTACGCTTCTACGAGACAAGCATACAACAACGCTGGCCCTGCATTCTCACTCAACCAACTTGGGCTGGTCGTAACCACAGAATCAGGACGATAAAAATAATGCAGCTCCATCGTATAGCCCGAAGCTGGAGTTGGGGCAATGATAAAATTATCAATATCAAAATCAGCGTAGTACTTCGGCTCTCCGGTTACAGAACCATCAGGCCAATATTCCTGAATGAAATTTACATCTTTGTTAAGAAGAAATTTCTTCTCTCCAGAAACTTCGATAGAGAGCGTATAGCTTGATAACCAATCCGAAGGTTTCGGAAGATACTTATTGCTCGCTGTAGCGGTAGCGGTAGCATTCTTGCGAAATACCTGCAGCGGAGCGATCATCTTCAAAAGACGCTCTTCCGCGTTTCTGATGAAGTTATCGATCTGGCTCACAAAGACTGTTTCGGTATTATCCGTGTAGTCTTTAATCGCCTGAACTAGCGTTGCATAGGTGTACCCAGCCATCAGCTAATACTCACTGTAACGGTGCCAACAGACCCTTCTGCTTTAAATCCCGTAAAAGTCGATCCAACTGGTGTCGCATCGTTTGCGGCATAGACATAGATCGTCCCATTTCTGGCCTCTAAATCATTATCAGGTCTTGGATTACGCAATGCTTCGGCATCCGTAATAACAATTTTCGGAAAATCTTGTGGGTGACGTGGGGTCCAACATTCAGGGCATGCACGAAAACCGTCCCATTGAGGCTGGAGATCAGAATACTTGACCTCGAAGCCACAGATGTCACACATCGCTTTTGCGTATTTACCTGACGCATAGGCCACTATCGCAACCCTCTACTCGGTACAAGACGCAAACTTACCCGCTCACGGTCTTCCATTTCAGCACGAGCCATCTCTTCTTCGTAGATCATTTTTAAGGCTTCCGCACGATCTGGCGCTTTCTTAATCGCAATTTGATACGAAAGACCAGAAACTAGCGGGGCAATAAAACGAGAAGGGATGTCCGTATCGTTGGTTAAGGCCGTAACATCTTCAACACGTTCAGTACGATAAAACCGCAACTGATCCGTAGAATTTTCTGGAGTCGGATACAGATAGATGACTGGAGTAGACTGGCGATCCACCCAATATTGGGTCGGACGCCCTGTCGTTGTTTTCTTCGGAAGATTCTGATACTCAGAGCGACCAATACGCTCCATGTTGTAATCAACACCGTTCCTACGAATCACCGCATCCAGTACATCTACCGTATATGCATCCAAGGAATAATTCGCAGTCCCTGCGGTAAGAGACTGCGTTGCTTCCTTAACCGTCCAAAGGTTGATACCACGGTTAGACCAGTCGGCCATCAGGATATTTAAACTACGACGAGCGGTTTTGGCGTCATAACCCGTGCGCAATTCGAGTCCGCACCGTTCGTATGCTTCTTCAATTAAATCGGAAGCATCGAGCTTAAATGTCTGAGTGCCGGAAGTAGCCATTTACGCACACATCAATGTAACAGAGGTAACGTTCGTTACAGCAACCGTTGAATAATCAGACGGACTATCCGCAGTGCGAAGCCCATTCGCCGGAATCATGATGTCCTGCGTAACCGTTGCTGACGCTGGAGTAGCAAGATTCAGAATCGTCTGAGAACTACCCGCCTTCGTAACTACAATAGAACCGGCAGAGCCGGAAGCCACATAGTAAACACCTTTGATACGAGTCAATGGCAAATAAACGCCTGCACTAAGAGCATAACCAATAGTTACGGCCCCAGCCGTGTTAGCATCAGGGGTGATTGAAGTTACAGATACGAAGTAATTTGTAGAAGTGAACGCAACAGCAGCACCTGCAAGAGTTTCAGTCAACGTATTACCATCAACCCCTACGCCCACGATTACAAAGTTCTTACCTGTCTCGTCCGCAGCCGGAGTCACGGTGACTTTATACGCAACCCCATGATATTCAGGCTGCGTATTAGCCAACGTAAACGGCGTACTTGCGGTTCCGCTTGCAGAAGTGACGTAGAAATCTGCGTCACTACCAAACGTTACAGCCCAAATATCGGAGCTCATACTGATCTCCTATTAAGCCTGACCAACAATAGTGATCAATAGCTTTCCAGCGGTGTAAGTGGCGTCATCGGTATCCTGAGCGACCAGATACAGGTACTGATCCGCCGCGATAGTATCACCATAAACAGCAGTACCCGCTGAAAGGTCGCCCGAATCAAGAATCTGAGTTTCGGTCAAACCAGTAATCGCACCATCGAATGCACCAGTTGCTTCATCAGCAGAATACAAATCGATATTTGGCTCACCAGTGCCCGGAGCTTCCAGACATTCCATCTTCACCGACAAAACAGTACCGTTTACAGCCGCTGTTACCTGACCAATATAAGAAGGGTTAGCGGAGGCTGCTTCACCGATGATATCACCAGCCGTGCCGCTTGAATCCAAGCCGGTCAGGTCGATAAAAATTTGGGTGGTAATGATTCCACCAGCTTGGACCACTGAAGTTTCGTACACAGCGTTAGCTGCATCAGTAATACCGGCGCCAGAAGCCATAGATTCGGTAGGGTTGATGCTACCTACAAAACCAGCCGTAGAAGTGACTGGACCAGAAAAAGTTGTGCTCGACATGAGAATATCTCCGTGTTTGCAGCACTAACCACGTCATCTCTGCAAAAGTCCGCTGGGTCGGTTGACGTGGCTGGATGTCCCAGAACCTGTAGGGAGTATAGACCGACAAAATCAGTTTGTCAAGTTATTAACTACATAACCTTCCGGCAGCATACCACGTGAACGAATCGCATTGATGTCGTTGTCTGCGGTAGCAGTACGGAGGTTTGAAGCCATCAGACGTTCAGCAACAAAGCCGAGGTTTGACGGGATGATCAGCTTACGACCCTGAACGTTTACCTTCAGACCACGCTCATCTACGAAGTTGCCGATTGCAATCAGCGCAGCTTCGAGAGAAGTTTCATTGAGGTCTGCGGCAACAGCCGGAGTGTTCGCTACGTTACCACCAGAGGTAGTCGGGTGAGCAGTGCTGAGCAGAGCAACGCCGTCACCACCAGTGTAGCTAGCGGAGAAGCCATTGTTCAGAACGTTTGCACCCTTAACCTGCTTGGTGTAGTTCATGGAACGAGCCAAAGCCTTGGTGTAACGTGAAGACAGCTTGTCGTAGAGGTTATCTTCGATTGCTTCTTCAGTCAGTGAGAAGGCCAGAGCTACAGTTTCATGGCTGTAGCGAGCAGTCCAGACTTCAGCGGCGGAATCATAAGTGACGCCAGCGCCTTCGCCCTTGGTCGGAGCCTGACCGAAGCCAGAGAGCATTACCTCTTCTTCGAATGCGCGATCAGAAGATTCGCTATCGAAAATGTCAGTATGCTGCTGCTCATAACGGGAGTACTCAAGACCGAACAAGGCATTCAGTCCCGGCTCCAGCTCTTTAACGAGTTGTGCACGATTAATAGCCATTGTTCAGCTCCTTAAATACCAGTGCCTGCCGGAGACTCAGCGTATTCATGTTCTACGATCTGCACGTAAACGCGAGCGTAGTCAGAAGCCGGGTCGTTATCCGGGGTATCAACGAAATCCAGAATACGCAGTTGCGCAGTGCTGGTGCCAGTGGTGCTGCTAACCTTCTGACCAGAACGACCAGTGGTCGAATTACCAGAAGTTGCATCATCCATGTCAGCGAGCTGACCGATATCAGCGATGCCAGAAGCGCCTTCCATCTGTGCAGCATAAACGATGCTAGGATCGTCATATACATACGCAGTTGCATAAGAGCCTTTGACAGACTGACCTGCAGGCCAAGTCTTGCTGAAAGTAATTTCACCATTATCTTTGGTGAAAGAACAACCTGCAAATACACCGATGACGGAGTCTCCTTCGCCAGAAACTTCGATCGTACCTGCAGCAACCAACTTAACGAGATCGCCGTTGAAGATTGCGGTAGCGTAATCATCAGCAATGCGATACTCCTTGGAACGAATAGTACCGCCGGTCAAGTGATATGCCGGGGTAAATCCGTTAGGGGCATTTACATTAGCCATAGCTAGTGTCTCCTAATGAAGATTCACAATTAAGAATCGTCTGCGCCTTTACGGTTCAGAGGATTCCCGAACGTCGTCTGCGACTGGCGATTCGGTTTAGAAATCGGCATCGCAGAATTGCTTTCCCGCATGAGATCGTTATCAACCGAAGCCATCATATTTTCCGCTTGTTCACGGTAATACTGGTTACGTTCTTCAGCAATCTCTTCGGGAATTTTAGCGAGGATTAACCCACCTACGCCAATGGTTCCTGCGTGTTTGCCTTCTTCAATAGTTGGGGCCATAAAGTCAGGATGGTCTTCAGCGCGTACAGGCTCATAACCTTCACGCATACGCTTCGACATATTGACCTTATCGTCCACACCACCGGTTGCTTCACGCAACCAACGATACTTGTATCCCGGAGGTGCCTCCGGAGCATCTAGCATTGAAGGGGGTGTCCACGACTTCTTGCGCGTTGTCTTTTCGCGAGTTTCTGCGGCTCTACTTGTCCGATCGATTGGCATTTGGAATTACTCCTTACTGCTTGACGTACTTGGCGTACTCTTCAAGAGGCACCCCTAACCGATTTGCAATAGCAATTTGGCTGGGTGAAAGTTTTACTTTGCGTGCGCTTTGTTTCGCACCACCACGAGTGGCAGATGCAACCGCCTGCACGGGGCGGGTTGATTTAAACTTATGCGGAAAGGCTTCCCGCATACGCTTGTCTAGCTCAGCATAATACGAATCGCTTGCCGGGTCAACCCCTTCGCGCTCAACGAGGTTACGATGAATACCAAAAGCGGCGTAGGTCATCGCTTCATCTGAACCGAACCAACTATTCTTTTCAGCCCACTCCTCTGCCCTTGGGTCTGGACGAGAGGGTTGCTGCGGAGCGCGAGGCTGTTCATAAGCAGGTTGCTGCTGCGGCATCTGTGCCGCCTGTTCACGACGAGTGCGAACACGGCGCAGATTTTCTTGCTCTACTGCAAGACGTGCCAGAACCTGATTAGCTTCAGCAATCGCTTCCGGATCACCTGAATCAAAAGCAGCTTTGTAGCTCGCTTTCGCTTGCTCTAGCTGCGTATCAATACGAGTTACATATTCGTTAAAGAGCGTTGCGTCTTGATTTTGGCTCAAACGCTTCGATTCTTCTAGCTGCGCTTGAACCGCTTTAGCGTATTCAATAGCGGCTTGTTCGCGACGTTCCGCTTCACGGTACTTATACGTCAGCTTATCAATACGTTTCTTAACGCCATCTCCGTATTCACGGAGCTCATCATCCCCTTCCATCAACTGCTGAAGACGTTCTTCAGCTGTAGGGCGATGTTCCTCTTCTAAGACGTCGTTAGACGCATCTTCAACGTCAGTGGAAACATCCGCTGCGCTGTTTTCTACTTCCTCTTCAGGAAGCTCTAGTTCAATCTTTTCTGCTGCATTAGGCATGGCTTTCTCCATGTATGCTTGAATAGTAATTCAAGGGAAAATCAAAAGTAAAGCAAAACTTAGTACTTGGTCAAAATTGCTTCCGGGTCGTCTACAACAGCCAATACCTCATCGTCATTTAGAAGACGAATTTCGCCCCCGTCAATCGGAATACGCGCACCGGCATAACGACCAAAAACAACCCAATCACCATCCTTGCACCAAGGACCATTCGGATACTTATCCGGATCCTTATAGGCGTCAGGACCTGACTTCAAAACCAGACCAACTACCGTGGCTACCTGTTCACGCTCACGAGTTTGATCCGCAAGATAAATACCGCCTTTCGTGCGGTCAGAAACCTTGTACGGCAAAATCAACAAGCGATAACCGGTAGGGTTAGGAAGCTGTTCTAGATTCTTAGGTGCTTCTTGCTTACTTTCTTCTTTGCGAGCTTTCGACTCGGACTTATCACTATCGAAATTCAGAACAATGTCCGGAACCTCTTTCTTCTCAGCTACTGCTGTCATTGCGCTTTCTCCCAGCGTTTAAGCAGGTCTAAAATTTCGTTTTCAGCAAAGGTCAGACCCGAAACCTCGCCAACGAGCTGCTTATATTGGTCCCAATCACTGACACCACCATAAGACAGTTTTTCTGTAATCTGGGATCTACGACCCCGGATTTGCTTTAACAAGTACTCCGATATATCGAGAGTATCCATAAATTATTTCTTGTACTTTCCGCCACCAATAATCGTTAGGGTTGGTTGCGGCCAGCGGAGCATAGCCTGCATTGATCGGTGGAGTGTACTGCTGCTTAACCAACGGATTGGTTGAATACTGTCCCTGCAGATTCTGATAGGCCAACTCTTGCTGAGTCTGCGCTCTTTCCGGAACTTTTAATTGAGAGCTAGGCTGGATTTGTGCAACTGCAGAAGGAAGTCCTAAAACTTTTCCAAAAAGCCCGCCAATACCGCCCGCTGTAGGCATCTGTGTTGGTTGGCTATTTTTTAGCATATTGATCTGATTCATTAGATCTGCGTGTTGTCCAGACCAATCGGATGCAAGACGAGCCTTCTCAAGTTGCATGTTCCGATCAAACTGTGACTTATCGTAGTTATATTGATTCAGATTGTTCATATAATCCGTGTACGCTGGATTATAAACATCCATCATCGGAGTTTCTTTAAACTTAACTCCCGGCAGACTCGCTACACCCTGTTCTTTACGAATAGTCTGTGCAACTTCTTGAGGGGCTTGACGATTCCACTGCATGTTTGCAGTAGGAGCCGATTCACCTAAAGCATCATACTGCTTTTGAAGATCAGCAATTTGCGCTGAATTATCTCGAGGTTGTACCGTAAGTGTTGGATTATCGAATCCTGCAAACTTACCCATTGTTCATGCCCCTTGAGCGTGCAACTTCCTTCTGCAAGTCTGCATAGGTCTTCTGACGAGCAGTCTCTGCATTCAGGAAGGCAGCTTCACGATTCTGCGCGATGCGCTGTTCATTCATTACAACATCGAGATCCATCTCACGCTGCTTTTGCATTGTTTGCATGCGAGCCTTCTCGAGATCCACCATAACACGAGCGTTGTTATCCTGAGACTTCTGCGCTTCGGTCTGCATCTTAATCTGCATTTCCTTATCGTGCATTTGCATCATCGGATCGGGCTGCGGCGGCGGAGTAATCTGCTGAACCACCTGCGCAAGCATTTGTGACTCAACCTGTGCCATACGCACTTGCATTTGTTGCATCAGTTGCTGCTGCGCTTGCGGTGGAACCTGACCACCCATTTGCTGCATCATTTGCTGCATTTCCATCTCAACCTGCTCTTGCGCCATAAGATTGAGATGGCTCATCACACCGTTGATACCGTTCATGTAAAACTCTGGCATCCCCTGAATCATCGGATGCATAATGAAACCGATGAGCGCAGCGATGTGCGCCATGTGGTCTTGACCAGGGAACGCTTCAACTTTACTGTTTTGCAGTATGTCCTGAATCTGCTGCGCAGGTGTACGCGGCTCCGGAGTTTTCTTAGGTTTAAGTAGCCCTTCGATATTCTTAACTTCAAGCGCTTCGTACATACGACGATACGCTTCACGGAGATCATGAATTTCCGGTGCGGCTTGTGCCATCTGCAACTGCTGCTGAGCCATCATCACACGCTGACTCATGCTAAAGATATTCGGATCACTAACCGGAAGAATATCCACCCGATCATCAAAGTCTGCACGAATGACTCTTACATCACCGCCACCAACTTCATAAGGATATTCCGGTACGGTATCACCGAAGACTCGCGCAAGTAATTGGAACTCTTTTTTCTGGGCGTAATGCAACCGCTTATGAATCGCGGACATTACCTTTGTACCACGTTCAAGCAATGCAAGTGTAGTACCTACAGGATTCTGCTGTGAACCGGTTTCGGATACAGCCATGTCTGCAATCGCAGCAAACCGACGACCAGATTCAACAAGCATACCCAAAAGCTGAAAGAGTACGCCACTCGGTTCTTTATATGGAAGAGGCATGAGCGAATCACGAAGCGAACCACCCGGTGCATCAACATCACGCCACTCGCCCGGAGCGATCGGCTCTTCTTCATTCGACACACGCAAACCACGTGCCTTGAAACCTGCAGGAAGATTACTCAACGTGCCCGCATCTACAAGCTGACGAAGAATCGAAGTAGCAGACTTCGAAAGACCACCGATCATATGGATTAAGCCGAAGCCGTAGAATCCAAGACCCGGTAAGAATTTATACTGTACGAAATAATCCTTCTTGAGCTTACGCGGATCGTTTTCATTCCAGTTACGACGGATCGCAAGAATCTGCTGCGTATCCTCAACAATCGTTACGATATACGGAAGCGCAATACCGGTCGGCTCCCCCGTTTCCTGATGCAAATCTTCAAAGCCAGGAATATCAAGGTCCACGTGCATTTCAAGCAACGTGTACATCTCATTACCCACGCGTGATGGCGTTGTACCCTGAAGCTCGTTAATCTTTTCATCTAACGCGGACTCTGATTTTTCAGACGCTGGACCCTTGAGATCCATGTCTTTATAAAAACCATAAACCTGCTGGCGACGAAGATCGTTTTCCGAAACGTTTACAACATGCGTAATACGCGCCGCAGTGCGTAAATCGGTTGCTGCATAATTTACAACCAAGTCTTCTGCAGTAATAAACTTCGATACTGCCCGCTCATAGGTCTCGTCGTAATAAACTTTCTTAAACGCTGAACCACTCAGCGGTAGATAAAAGAGCATTTGATCCAACTCCGGATCGTACTCTTCCATTACATGCATGATCTGGTAGTTCATAAACTCCTTCACACGCGCTGCTTGATCCGATAACCGTTGACCTAACGGCTGTTCAGCTGCTTTCGGATCTGAAGGAATCGCCACATCCTGACCAACGACCTTTACATTAACTGGACCGTTAGCGGGAAGGAGTTCTTTATACGCTTGCGCTTGAAACTGCGTTGCAGCTTCCGCGAGCAACGGATGGTGGACCCCGGTCGCTCCTTCAAACGGCTCGGTGCGCTCTTCGTTTTCCGTACCCAACAACGACAAGCCTTCTGCAAAAGATTGCAGCCAATCGGCCCGTGACTCCTTGTCTTCCTCAAAAAGATCGATCAGCTCCGCCGCTAACGGTTCGAGCAAGTCATCATCAAGGTATTCCGCAAGGTTATCGTTGTGTGGAACTTCTTCTGGCATCATGCCGGTTGCAGGATCGAAATCTACGATCATTCCACCATCCATGTCCTCTAGAAACTCAACACCTTCCGGAGGGAGTGGACCATCGCCCATGGCCAACTCAATTTCAGCGGCCTGCATTAGTTCTTCCTCAGTAGGAGGAACGATTTCAATCGCGGAATCTACAGCCATCGGCTTGCCCTCATAAAAACTGGCCTAACTCTAAACGCAAGCGGCTCAATAGTAAACTCTGCGACGATAACGGCGGCCTACCACCTCTTCTTCGTAATCGTCCTTAAGTTTCAAGAACCCCCCTTGACGGAAGCGAATAAGGGCTTGCGTCATGGAGTCCACCAAATCGTCATGCTCACCGTTTGGAAACGCAGCACATTCATCCCGCATCTCATGTGCCCACGGTTCGTCGGGCATCCACACAAAACCCGATTCAAACATACTCGTGACCGCATTGACACGGGCATGCTTATCTTGACCCTTGGAAGGACTGTAATTTTGGACCGGAATACCGGTTGCACGAAGCTCTTGTGTCAACGGTAAACCTGATGCTTTCCCTTCGATTATCACGGTATCCGGTTGCCAGTAATCATACAGCCTAAACGCCTCACGTTTCAAATCTGGAAACTCAAAACGCCCTTTTACCGAATCCAACAAGATAATGTGCGCTGCATGGCCGTCAAACAGCTCGTCACCAATGCGCCCCTCCGGATAGAACACACCCCACGTCGTTATCGCCGAATAGTCCGCCGTTTCCTTCTTCAAAAACGCCGTATCGTAACTTTGAATAATATAATCACAACTCGGTATTGTGTCCTTGGTCCAAAGTTTCCACCAACCGGGCTTGATTAACGCCGCTTCTTCCGAAACCGGCTGCTGCATATACTGCGCATGCCATTTCGGGCCGGTATGCAACGAAGCCTTTACCGCCTCAAGCTCCTCCAGCTTCCAAAACTCTGGCCAAAGGGGTTTACCTGACGGTAAAATAGCCGGAAACTCAATCACCTCCCACTGATCCGCTTTTGGATTCTTCGCAGCCTCTTTCAGCAGTCTGCCCGTTAGATCATTCAATCCCCACCGCGTCATTACAATGACAATCGCACCCCCCGGCTGCAAACGCTGTCGAGGCCCCGATTCATACCAGTCATATGCCTCATCCATCGCCGTTCGGCTTTTGTAATCCTGCTCCGAATGCGGATCGTCAATAATGAACAAATCAGCACCACGGCCCGCGACCGCACCACCAATACCCACCGCAAAATACTCCCCTCGCAATCCACCCTTAGACGGCAACGTCTCCCACTTACCCGCCGCCTGACTGTCCGGGTTCAATCGCGTATCCGGAAATAACTCCGTATACTCCTCCGAGGCCACCAAATCACGGACCTTACGACCAAAACGGACCGCAAGCTCGCCCGTATGCGTCGCCTGAATAATCTTCAAATCCGGCTTATGCCCGATCAAATATCCGGGTAACAAGAACGACGCAAACTCTGACTTGGTATGTCGCGGCGGCATATTGATAATCAACCGCTTTAACTCGCCCTTCCTCACCCGCTCAAATGCATCCGCCATAATCTTGTGATGCCGTCCCGCAATAAACTGCGGCCACATCGCACGCACAAAACTCAAAAAATCTCCTCGCCGCTGCTCCGTTTGCTCAAGGTTCAAAAGCCTCTCTTGCAACAACAAATACTCACGCGCCTCTTCCTCCGTCATCCCCGCCAATACACGTGGATCCAGATTGATCTTCGAAGAAACGCTCAACGTATCACTGAGCCGTGGGTCTTGGTCCGTCTTTCGCTTTCTGGCCATAAAGGTGCAAGGTCCGTGATGTAAGTTCCTTGTACCACGAATCTTGGGGCCAAAAAGAAATCCTGTAAAGGGTCTGCGCAACGCGCTTTGTGCACGGCACATGGTGACGCCACCCAAGACGACGAGAGATATTCAAGAAACAGGGTCCAAGGAAGGTGGAGAGGGGTCCGTGGACCGTGGGTCAAAAGGGGAGTCGAGTGGTTCGGGGAAAGTGGTTTAGAGGGAAAAATTTTGCAAAAAATTTCGGGGGACGTGGATCGTGATTAAGGGGTGGGTGGGCGGGGCGGGACCCGCGCCCATTAAGGGGGGTAGGGGGGCTGTTTGTCAAGCTAGTATTATTTATGGCTTATAAAAACATTAAGGGTAACTAACCTACTAGCCTACTTGCCTACTAGCCTAGTTAGTGTATAGTTACAGGTGTTAGGCAATGGCCTAACTTGTTCTCTAACTTAATAAGGAGCTAATATTATGGCAACTACTAAACTAGCCATGCCGCAAGGTGGCCGTAACTCAGCCGCTAAAACTTGGCAGCTAACGGAAGCAGGGCTAAACGCCTATAAAGCGGGTAACATTAAGGGCCAGCAAGCTGTTATCGTTTACGCGCTAGCCGAGTTAGGCAATAAAGCTACCACTACTGATATAGTGGCTAAGGTAGATGAATTGCGCGCTGCCGATAAAGGCATAGATGCTATCATGGCGGGTCGCGAGGACCAAGGCACTACTACCGTAGTTTCACACTACGCTGGTAAATCAACTACCATACGCCGTAAGGGTTATGTTACGGATGTAGCATAATGGTAGCACTAGCAGGGCTAACTACCCTGCTAGTGTTAAGGCGTTTCGGTTACGCCGCACTAGCAGTAATACTACTACTTTTCCTCTAACCTATCGCCCCGCCTCGTGCGGGGTTTCTTTTTGTCCTGTGCTATCCCTCCGTCCGCGTTGTATCGCTAATCCCTCCGTCCGTGTATGTTGGGTGGGTGGGTGGGCGGGGCCGCAGGGCGGGAGGGAGGGAGGGCCGACCGACCGAGGCTCGACCTTCGACCGACCGACCGCGTCCCTCCGTCCGTCGCGACCGATCGAAAAAATCTTTTGCCTTTGGGGTTTACTTCGGGCAAAGTGTGCGCTATAGTTTACTTGTTCGGGGGGTTCCCGAACCTAGAAAGTAATAGCAAACATGGAGTTCACTATGAACGCAAAACTGAAAGCTCTGGCCTCCGCGCCTGTGTCCCGTGCCTCTAACTCTGCCGCTAAAGTGTGGAAGATCACGGATCTTGGTATCGAAACTGGCGCATCCGTCGGTGGTCAACAAGGTGTGATCCTTCGTGCGCTGGCCGCGCTTGGGGGTGAAGCTTCCAGTACGGATATCGTCTCAAAGATTGACGAAATGCGTGCGGAAGACGCCACGGTGGATAGCATCATGGCTGGAAAAGCGGATCAAGGGACCACAAGCATCGTGGCCCACTATTCAAGCCCCAAAGCTGGACTTCGCAAAAAAGGTCTAGTGGAATAAGGACCTTGGATCCCCGCCACTCGGCGGGGATTTTTTGGACCTATTACGGGGAAAGAGGGAGGGACTTACGAGTCTCGCGCTCCGCGCTCTCCGGTGTTATGTCAATGATCCGTTTCTCTTGCATTTCGACCAGGCGTGCAACGATCTCTTCCTTGGACATCGAGTCAACTCGATTGAGCGTGATCTCTCGCTTGTCGACATAGAGTCCAGCCGCCTTACCCCTCGCGACCTCCGCCGTAATCGCTGCTGAGAACTGTCCGTTGTCGACTGCCTTCTCGCGTAGTCGAGCCAGCTCGATCAAGTGTCCTTCAAGAGTGGTGTTCGCGCGATGGATCTCCTCGTCACGAAGATCGACCAGTCGATTATGCATCACAGGGTTCGTGAGAATCTTCTCTCGGACCTTGATGTAAATGGCCCCTCGACTCGGTCCCTCTATCCCTGCTTGAATGGCTGCTTGGATGATGGTCATTCGTTCCGTGATATAGAAATCACAAAACGCTTCCTCTCGGTCCGTGAGCAGTGGCCAATATTTACCCTGCGCATCGTGGTAGCCCGTGAGCTCTCGCTCGCCGACCTCGTTCATGCGACCAAAAGAGGGTTCGAGTGGTATGCGCTGCAACTGGTGTCGAATGTCCTCTTCACGATCTCCGTACTCCTTGGTTAAGGACGAGAGGTCCTTTTCTAGAGTCTTCAACTCCTTCCTTCGCTCCTTCTGGTCCTCGGAGGATCGAGCGGGGATGTCCATCGGGTCACGTTTGACGAATTCAAAATGTGTGGGGTGCTTAGGTGCCATGAGCGTCCTCCTGCGGTGCGTGGGTCTAGCCCTACGGTGGGGGATCGGTGGACCGAGGATCGCTTACCAGCGACCTCGACACGCGATTCAGGACGCATAGTAATTTTAGAACAGGATTTAGTAAAGAAATACTAAAAACGAGATTCCTTAGGGTCTAGGGGATCATTAGTTCCACTTATGTTTCAACACTCTTTTGCTCCAAGGTCCAAGTTCCACGTACCTATTAAAACTCTAATAGATCTATTGTTTCCAAAACCCGTTTCAATAGACCGAAAACCCTCTATCCCATTGGATTCTCCTCTACTTCTATTACTCTATTACTTTTCCTAGCCACTTTACGAAAAAACTTTTTTCGGATCCCCAGATTTTTTAATAAAGTAATAGACTCAACCAACCACTTCTATGCGCCGTGGTCCAAGTCCCTCTATCCCACCCCAATACTTTCGAGGACTTACGCTAAAATCCCTCCTTCTAAAGGCAAGGCAAACGCCCTTTTTTGCACTATTACTTTCCTATTACTTATTGTTTCCGACACCCCCGTTTCAATAGCATTCCCGTACTTCCGCTAGGGTTATCCACCCGCGCAATCAACCCTTCTGATCATGCCTCCTCATAAGTAATTACAATCACTGAAAATTCTAATCTTCGTCCCTCCTTGCCTTAACCGGACACAAAAAAGCCCGCCGAAGCGGGCAATGTTTCCCTTTGCGGGAAGGGTAGGAGCTAACTACTCAATCCATTCTTGTGACGAAATGCCCATCGCTGGTGGGAATGGCTACGATCCCATAGTCATACTGAAAGTATTTTCCAGCGGGTGTTTGTATAAGAGCGATCGGGGGCATCGGTGAGTCGTCCTCGTACTTACTTTGGTAAACCCCATCCTCGGCTACCGTGCCACCGTCGATTTCGATCAGGGGGTCTCCGTAGGCTTGTTCCATGAACGCTTTAAGGTCTTGGTCCATGCCGTCTTTAGACGCCGAGATCCAATCGTTGACCCAGTAGGGTAGTACGCCGAGTGCTTCGCAAAGGTGCCGTGGTTCAGCGGCCTTGAAGCTCTTGGTTGGGTCGAGTATCACTTCTTGAAAACAGTTTGAAGGTGTCATTCTGCATCTCCATAGTTGTCCACAAATTCGTGGAGGTCTTCGATGTCGGTCTCAGGGTCTTTACCCCATTCCATGTAATGCTCAAACAGCTCGTTTGCCATCATGCTGCTACTAAGATCGTTGACATAGTTCTCTGCAGCGTTTTCGAGTCGTTCGAGTAGTAGGTTTCTGCGCCACTCGGTGAGTGACGATAA